TTACCAAGTAAATAATTCCCAGGTTCCGCCGCCTTTGATGTCCCCTTCAGCTATCTTAGTTCCTCCTGTCCAACTTTGATATTCTTCTCCCATATAACCACCTGTTTTTTCACTTTCATTTCCAGATGGACTTTCTTCTGCAGCTCCTCCTGAAGAGCTTTCACCGGAGAGCTCACTGCCTCCGCTGGTATAGGATTCGGAGCCACCAGACCAAGAGTTTTCATTGCCCGAATATGTTTCTCCTTCTGTTCCGGAAGATGTACCTCCATCGGAACCGGATACCTGAGAGCCTGTGCTGTTCCCGGAAGCTTGTCTTCTCTGCTGTGATTCCTGGGCTGCTTTCCGTTCCGCCTCTTCCTGGGCTGTCAAGGTCTGATCCACGGTGGGAAGGTATCCCAGAAGCTCCGTTTTCAAAGCGTTTTCCGGAAGGCCATTCACGGCCTCCAGGACATCCTGGTACTGTTCACGGGTAACTCCATCCACCATAGCCCCTGTTTCTTTATTATAGATCATAAATACGGCCTCTCTGACGGCCTGCTGGCCTGCAAGGGCGTTCTGTGCTTCATCAACCTTTCCCATGTACTGTGAATAAAAGTCCGGCTTACTGGTCTTTAAGGCCTCCAGGCTGGTTTTCATCTTTGTCAAAAGATGATTGGCATCATCTCCTGGTACAGCCAGCTGGCCCTCCGGATAAAGGCTGCCATAAGTTCCTACAATCTCAAACATAGCCGGGATATACTGGAACTCCTTCACCAGGCTTTCAAACCTGGCTGCCTGCTCCTTGCTGGCATCCGGATTCGTTCCATACGTTTCCTTGAATGCATCCAGTTCCTTCTGTAACGCATCTATCTTATCCTGTGTAAGTCCATCCGCCGGCATCTTCATATCCTCATTGGCATATAAGGCTATCATATTCTGTTCAATCGTATCCAGCTTTTTCTCTATTTCGGCCCTGGCTTCTTCTACACGGATCCGTTCTGCCTTCTCTGCAGCTTCTTTCTTTTCCTGCTCTATCTTCACCTGTTCCTGCCTCGTCTGCTCCTGCTGATAATTATGGGCATACACAGCCCCGCCACTAATTCCGATTACTGCAACTGCAGTCACTGCCAGAAAAGTCATTTTTTTCTTTGTCATACTGTCCCTCCTTTGAGAATCTTTCTATACATTATACTTCCGAAACCCTCTTGTTTCTTCCTTCTTTTGGTAATTCTATCATAACACAAATGAAATTCCGTGTCGATGTCTAATGATGTCTAGTTAGTACACCCCTGTTTTTCTACAAAGGCCTGGCAACAATAACAGATTTTATCATTAAGATCATTTCTTATTTTATTATCAAAATCATTTGCTACTTTGTTATTTTTGTATGTCTTTTACTGCGAACGTAGCAATGCTCTTTCCAGCTCTTCATAATCGTACGACCGTTGGCTGAAATTGCTGAATTTATTTTTCCGCTTCCCTCCAGGCTTTTCCTGACGGGCAGCATTCACGGCTTCTGTGACATTGGCCTGGTACAGTGCAGTGAGCAGATATCCCTTCAGATTGCGCACAGGCGGTCCGCACTGCATACCGTCCAGGATGGAGCGGATATGCTTTTCCTTCAGCCCCAGAAACCGTTTGTTCAACATATCCCTGCTTACAGCCCTTTGATGGATCCGGTACTCGAAAACCGGGCAGACTGGTAAATATATCTCGGCCATAAGCTCAACCACCTCCTCCACAACCTCGCCGTATTTAGGGCGCAGAAGGTCATAGCCTATCTGCTCCTTCACCTTGCAGACAGTCTTTTGTCTTTCCTCCTCTCCTGGTCCTGAAGAAGATGATTTATTATTTTGTTTTTTAGTTATTTGTTTTTTAGTATTTAGTAGGTGGCGATTTCCCAAGCTCGGGTTTTCCAAGCTTGGGTTTTCCGTGATTGGAAAATCCGATTCTGGTGATTCCCTTCCCCTGCCGTTTTTTCGATCATCCATGAATTTTTCTTTGCAGGCTGCCCGTTTTTTATCCACGATCGGATTTTCCGATCCTGGTAGAAACCCAGTATTTATGCGGGTTCCGTGAGTCTCCTCTTTTTCCTCCAGGGGCTCTGTTCCCGGTCCTTCCGGCTCTTCTGTCACTTCTGTTCCCGGCTCTTCCTGCTCCTCTATCACTTCTGTCCCTGGCGCCTCTATCGCTGCCCTCTCCAGCTCCGGGATCTCCATGTCAGGACTTTCACGGAAGATATACTCCGTGCAAAGTATCTGCCCCCTGTCATTCCGGATCTGCCGCCTGACCAGATATCCCTCAGCCTCCAGTTCGCTGAGGCCTGTCCGGACACTCTCGTATCCATCCCGGCAGTACGCTGCCAGACCCTTGACGCTGTATTTCCAGTCATCCGGAAGTGACAGCACCTTAGACATCAGGCCCATGGCCTTTAACGAAAGGTTCGGGTTCTGAAGGTGATGGTTGCTCATCACTGTATAATTTTTGCTCTTTATCGCACGGAATATCTCTGCCATAATATACTTCCTTTCCGGTCCCTCTTTTAGTCCCTACAATCGACGGTCAGATCATCCTGTCTTTCGTATCTCTGACTTATGCAGCCATGTGGCATCCAGTTCACGAGGAAATTCCCTGACGCTCCCATCTGTCCCATATACACGTACAGTCAGACGGGAGAAAGATACCTCGGAGATCACGAGCCATTCTTCTTTTTTGGCATCCCACACCGGGCGCCCTATGTGATCTATCAGTTCATCAATCTGTAATCCCAAAACTTGATCCTCCCTGATCATATTCTAACTTTCCAGCTTCCTAAGTATTTTCTGCCGCTCTTCTTCACTAAGCTGTGTAGGCTCCTCCCATATATCTGCTGAATGGAATTGAGCCCCCTTCAGTGTATCCTCGGCCTCCTCTTCCTTATGTTCGGTTTCCTGTTTCGCATATTGTGGCCTCGTAACAGCCTTTTCTAGCGGTTTTTCCGGCATTGCCTCAAGATTCTCCACCTGCTCATTGTCATTGCCCAGATAAGGCTCATATGAGTCGTCATTTAACTTTCGCTGGTTCTCATCGCTATCTTTATCCTCATAAGCACCTACTGGCCTCTTATCCGTCCGGATATTTGGATTTTTTACTTCCTCTCTTTTCGTCTCCATAGTTGGATGGAAGGCATCATAAACCTCCTGCTGAGATGGTGGCTCCTGCGAATAGTCCATATGGTCCTCTTTTATTCCTGTCTCTACTGCCTCATTCACAGATGGACGAAAGATATCATAGACTTCCTGTACTGATGGCTGCTCCCTCCCATCGTATACAGGTTTCACATCTTTCCTCCCATCTTCCTTGCCTCGGCCCGGATCATCCATGGCTGGACGCTGGGGACTCCTTTGCCCATGCAGATCAGCCCGCATGTTACCACCCGACGCCTCCATAGCTGTGTACTGTGGGCTCTCATCTCTCCCAGGCTGCCGTTCATTCTCTTGACGGGCTCCTGACTCCTTTTCCGGCCGGTTCATGAATGGATGAGGTGCTTGTTGTCCTTCCTGCTCCTGCCTTGTATATCCCATCCCAGATCCCGGCTGACGATCCCCCGTCCCTGTTGTTGCTCCTGAGCCGCTGCTCACAGGCCTCCGGGTGCTGCCTCCGCCATTCCTCCCTTGCGCAGGCCTTTCTTCTGTTTCATCCCTCCCGGGCTCCTGCCTGCTGTCCATTCTGGTCTGTTTGAGCAACAACTGGAAATCCTTGTTCGCCTTCCTCATCATATCTTCCGGGCCATGAACAGGGGCCCCGAGTATATGAAGCAGTTTTCTACGATATTTGAAGATCATCAATGCGATCGCCGTCTGCATGATCATCACCACAAACCACCCTATATTGCTGAACATTGCGAACAACAGGTTATCCGCCCACACGATCATGCCTAAAAGGAATGTCAGCAGGACCATGCTTATCGTCACCTGAAGGAACATCTGAAGCCACTTTTCGATCACCTTGAAACCATAGGAGGGCATCATCGCCATCAAAAGTACGAACACGGATGCCAGCACGACCAGTACAGATAGAAACTGCATGGCACACTGTAGAAGGCAGATCGCTATATAGATAAGGCAGTGAAGTGAAAAAGGTATCGTATAAAGGAGGAGCATAGCACATCGTTCCAGATTACGCTCTTTGTTAAAGCAGGTCCTCCCTTCTTTCATATCCTCAATCAGCTCTTCCCTTCCCTCCGAACCGACAGGCTGTGAAAGGATCCTTTCTACATCCTCCTCTGTATAACTATCAGAACCAAACTCTAATGTTTTCCAGGGTATATGTATTAGATCCGCCCATAGTGCTCCGCCAACAGCGACAGGATAATCCGTTCCCGTCTCTATTCCCGTAGCCTCGTTCAGCGAACCCAAAAGACCCGTGCTCATACTTCTGGTCAGGTCAGATGTGACCGTAAGTATGGAACCTGATTGTGTCGTCACCATGGCAGACAGGACTACAATGAAGATCGTCTTGATGAGTGTTTCTACAATTCCCACCATGTCACGCTTGAACAGACGATAGACAAGGACACAGGCCATCCCAACCACGCCCCATAGGAACATCTGATTGAATACATCCGAGATAAGGTTCCTCTGGATCATATCTATATACCCTGACACCATCTCCGTGATATTGAAATTGAGGCAGTGATAGATAATAAAACATGTTCCGGAAGCCAAAAGCCTGCATATGGAAAAGATCAGGTTGGCTATCTTGTTCATGATAAGGTCACCCGCGTCCGTGATGCCGATTTCCTCGGAATCCAATGCATAATTGCTCAGGTACTCCTGCCCCAGGTACTTTCCGTCTCCTGAAAGCCCATCAAATTCATCCGTTATGCCAAATGTCGCACTTGAATCATAACTCTCTCCTGCTTCAACGCTTGCATACACCGGCATCCTGTATGAGATACAGAGGATCAGTATCGCTGTCATAAAGATCATTTGCTTAAAATATTTCATGCCGCCTCCTATGGTTTTGCCGGTTCCTGTTTTTGATTCCCGTTTTCTTCTTCTCTATCCGCAGGTTCCGTCCCTTTTGATTCCTGATTCTCTTCCTCCATTAACTTTCGGATCTGGGCACCGTCCATACGCTTACTCTGGTTCTCTTTCTCCCTGGCTTCTGCCTCTTCCTTTGTAGGTTCTGTCTTTCTCATCCCCTGCGCAGACAGGCCGCCTTCTGCCCTCTTCGTTTTTAGGCTCTCCATATCCTCTTTTGTCGCCTCTATCGTGAAAAAAGTCGTTTCAAAGTCATAGGATACCTGTAGATAGGCAGTATCCTTTCCCGTCTCATAGCTAACAAAGAAAATGTATTCATTCTCTTTCTCAGCCGCAAGATCAAGACAGGAGACCTTTGAAAACGGAATGGATCGTTCTTTCAGGTATATCTCCACTTTCTGGATCAGTACCTCTATCTGGTTCTCAGAAAAGAAAGGGGAAAGCAGAGAAGAAAAGCCTTCATATACAGTATTTGTGAGTTCTTCACTTTCTTTTTCCTCTGTCCCCGCCTTTCCATGCCCTTCCTCCGTTCCATTGTCCTGCGCCTTCTTCTGTAGGCGCTTTTCATAATATTCCGTAGTCTCTTCTGCTTCCCGCTCTAAAGAGGCTATCTTCTTCTCATATCCCGCTTTTGTGCTCAAAGCGCCATACCGGTAACTGAAGAAAACAGCAAACACGCTGATCACCAGTATGGCTGATACCAATCTTTTACGCATCTGACACCTCCTAGAATCCGGTATAACGATAAAAAAGTGAGAACGCTGGATAATAGCTGATCCGAGGTCCATTGGTCACGGTATTACAGCCAGAGGATGCATGGCTTGTACAATGCAGCCACATACGCTGACCGCCTGCGTCTGTTCCCACATAGATTCCTATGTGGTTTGCCCCTCCCGAAGCGACCATATTGATGAGCCCCACATCACCAGGCAGCAGCTCTGCTTCGTCGATCCGTTTGAAATTGGTTGCCTCTAAAAAGGTACCTGTGCTGCTTGCTGTCGGTACATCTACATGTCCCGACTTATAGAAAGCCCACGCCACAAAGCTGGAGCAGTCAAGGATGGTCGGATTGTCCCTCCCATCGTCCTGACGATTATCCATGCTGTATGTCACCTTCCCGATCAGACTTGCTCCGGTAAGTATCAAGTTCCTGCGCCCATCCGTTATGTTTCGCCCCCAATTTTGAGACAGGGTGTTTAACTGCTCCTTCGCTTCCGGATTGCTCACTTCACCTACGGCAACGCCCGAAGCTCCACCGGATACCATATAATACTGAAGCACATGCTCCGGGTATCTTTGGTCCCCATAATTGATAGGCCCGGCATATTGGATCAATACCGGATTGCTCCGGTACATGCTCCATCCCATCTGTGACGCACCAATTTTTGCGAACTCTACCGCTATATCAAAAGACCACGCAGTATATCCCTGCCCCTGGAACCAGGAATAGAAGCCCTGCCCGAAATTATAGTTTTGCAGGGAAATCTTGGTCAGTTCAAGGTTATAAGGGTCATGTATCAAGCCTGTCGCCGTCCATGCCTCATAAAGATATCTCACGCCCTGTGCAATGGATGCCGCCCCCTTTAAATACCCCGGCCCAGGGTAACCTGCGCTTTCTGATGACTGCATGACATCCCCATCCATGGTCCCTATCCATGGCTCCCCTCCAGCTTCCTGCTGGATGAGTGCTAACATCAGATCTACCAACTTCTCCATCCCAGGGTACCTTGCAGCTTCCTTTTCCAAATAAGGCCGGTAGAACTCCACCTGCGGGGATACCACGGCCTGCCCTACAACATATCCGCCTGCCCCGCCGCTGGAACTGCCGCCCATAAGGGCAGCCGCTATCATGAATATCAAGATGATAGGGAAACACAGCCATCCCATGCTGCCTGCGACTGCGAGCACTATCCTCCCTGTCCTGCTTTCCTCCGGCATATCAGATAGCCTCTTTCTTCAGTAGATCGTCAAAAGTATCTTCTGTTAGTGCATCCCCTCTCTCCGGTGTGCTCTCCTTCGGAGTAGTGGAAAAGACATCTATGAAATCCTGGAACACCGCATCAAAGGTCAGCACCCCTGCACGTCCCTCTTCATCCTGAAACAGGCATTGCCGATTCTTCAGATTATAAATCCTCTGGATATTCTCTGAGGAAGGCTCCAGGCGCAGGAATTTGAGCATCCTTGTGGCTTCTTCCTCATTATCCGTATGGAACATGAACTTATATGTGATTGTGTTCCTCACCTTCTCATCTGGAAGATCTAATACGGAATGTCCGTTAAGGATGGTTCCTGCGAACAAAGATCGTCCCATTCGGGAAAGAAAATTTACCAGCTCCCTGCCTTCTGCCGTTTCCTTCAAAGCCCAGGATTCATCACACAGGATCAGCTTGAACGCCCCTAATCTCTGTAGTGCAAACTTCTTTGCGAACTGGCACAGAGAGGAGAAAATGACCGTGGACAAAAGCTCTTCCTGGGTGTATTCCTTCTTTTCCTTTCCCTGTGGCAGGTTAAGGTTCTGAATCTGCAAGATGTTCGCCCGGTTATCAAGGGCAACCGTCTCCTCTGTGCCGTATCCAAAGAGCAGACGTGACATCCCGGAATCCTTCTGTAGACGTATCACCCTTGCCAGCTTCTTTGCGTATTCATACAGGGTATCCTTCCTGTCAAACTCTTCCAGGAGGTCAGCCAGCAGGTTCATGGATGGTATCCTCCCATCTGTCAGATGGAGCATCTTAGCCTGCGCTGTCTGCAATGCAATATCCATATCCGTGGATGGCGCTATCTTATAGAGCTCCGTGATAATGTTATATGCAAACCGGTTTGCCTCTGGCAGATCATCTCGATAGATATTATACGGATCCAGCTTTCCTGCATCCTTATCTGAAGTTGATAATGTCACCACATTGATAAGACCCTTTAAAATCTTTAGCTGCTCTTTCCAGTGGCTCCTTTCCCCTTTCGGATCGATGATGAGCCCATATCCGCCATGGATGATATTCAGTGTCCATAGCACATTGGCATTGAAGGATTTTCCAAATCCCAGGTTGCCGAAAAAAGCGGCGGATGCCGATTTATCATGCAGACAGGCGTTCCTCATATCCAGAAAGACATTTTTTCTTTCCGCCCCTGTCGTCCCGATGAACTGTGCGCTGTCATCCCCTAATCTCCTTGTACAGAAAAGAACCCCGCTCGCTACCGCATCTGAAGACAGCCGGAGCACATAGTCTTTTACGGTGATCCCGACAGATGGGATGAAAGACAGGAACAGCTTCCATTGGTCAGCCACGGGCTGCTCGACAACCATCGTCAGATCAGAATATAAGGCCTTAACCTTATCTACTCTACGTTCCATCTCTTCTTTGCTGCCAGCAGCGACGCAAAGCGATACTGTAGTATAAAGCAATGGATTCCTCGTCTTCTTCAGTGCCCTGTTTAAGTGGTTCCCTTCCGATTTTCCCTCGATCAGCTCATCCGGTATTTCCTCGCCTGCCATCGCCACATGGTTGATCTGGCTGGTGATCTCCTGCTTTTTATCACTCACGGCCTTTAGCGACTGCCGATATCCCTTTACCTTTATATGGATGCATACCTCCGTCTTGTAATTGAGCTTCTGCAATAAATATATCCACTCATTCCCAATGGCGGAAAAATCATCCGGCATCTCTGTCAATGCAAGGAATGCCTGATACGATACTGTTTTATCTGTATGGACTTCCAGGTATCTATGCCTGGGTATGACCTGCCCATCGAAAAGGTTCTCAATCTCCCGGGGCCTTGAACGGTAAACTGTATCACTCCCTTTTTTAAACGCCCTGGCCTCTACGGCCGGTTCCCATACCTTCGACTTATCCTGGCTCTTATACCACAATCCAGTCTCCTGATCGAGCCCCCTGAATTTCATTCTGTGTAACATCCACTGTGTTTCCGCAGCCGTACACTCCCGCAAATGGAAACGGTAATTCGCATTTTCAAGCCACCTGTCCGCCAATGCCTTACACTGCTCCATTTTTGACTTTAAGATATCCCCGGCATCCAGGTTCATCCATTCATTCACCGCATTCACAGGATTCCTGAACAGATATGCAAGTGTTTCCTTTGCTGTTTCAAACTCATCCGATGATTGCTGAAGCTTGACTGCAATCATGATCTTGTAATCATTGATCGCACCATTTGCCTTAGACAACGCATCTAAATACTCCTCTGTCTGTCCCAATATAGTAAGAGCCGTATCATATAAGCAGTCATCCCGGTCAAGGCCCTCTTGATAGGCCCCGTATCTTTTCTTCAGATTCTCCTCCATCGGTATGATCCAGATTTGGGCCTCACTTTTAAACTCAGCTAAGAACTGCGCTGTCTTCCAAAGTAAATTTAAACGCTGCTTATTGCTCAAACAGTCATATCCTTCCCCTTGCAGGTCATATAATGCCCAAAAGGACTTGTCCACGTTATGTATGATATTCCCACTATAAAAATTGATCGGACATTGTGCCTGGTACATAACAAACCTCCCTTCCGTGTCCAGCGACCCATCTTATCACTATCCTGACATTCTTCTCTCCATCCTTACCGGTATACCAGCTTATACGAATGGGCGGGGTCTTTATTTGGTAAAATCGAAATCTTTCCATATAGCTGCCATATTCCATTAACCAAAACCTCATAATCCCTGCAACGAACCATACCGGCATCTTACCATCCAGCTTTACGGTGTTCAAAAATTTTGCCCCTGCATAGGGCAGTATGAGATATTTGATGATCACCGGCACCTCTGCCATGGCTGGTATACATTTCCCAAATAGGAACATGATAAAGAAACAGATACCGAAATAAAGCGCCATATGGAGCGGTACTGGCAGGGGAAGCTTCGCATTCTGGATCGCATACATGACTTTTTCATGTTTCCAAAGCTTTGCATACGTCCTTACTGTATAATTCTCATTTTCCATTCTTTCATCTCTTTTCCTTAGAATCCGAATATCTGCCCCAGGGAGTTTCCAATGGCCTCTAATTTTGACGGATTCCCAATAAAGTAAATGACCAAAGCTCCCAATAAGAGCGTTACAACGACCCCCACCGTGTTTTTCTTTAAGATACTCACCGCCAGGGATATCCCGACGAACGCAAAGGCAAGCCACTTTAGCTGCCCTAAAAGCCAGGTCGCCCCGCTTTGTCCCCAATTTGCCGCCGCAACAAGAAATGCATTGTTTGCAAGTAACAGATAATAACTCATTCTCATTTTATCTCCTTTTTATTTGCTGTAGGTTGCCGGTTCCATGGACATGATATAGAGCTGTCCCTTCTCTTCTACAAGGGTGAAGCTGCTTGACTGCATCACCACCGTTTTTGTCCTTTTATCCTGTACTTTGTACCTCACTACAGATAAGATGTTACCATCTGTATCCGTATATGCCTTTATCTCTGCTATCTCCAATAGGGCCAGGTCATTTTCCCCGGAAAGTCCTGAAAAATTTGTTTTATCCGCAGTCTCATGCAGAAAATAATCTATTACAGACTGCTTATCCGTATAATAAGCCGTTAGGAAGTTATTTATCGTCTCCTCTACCTTATCGACATCTTTGTACTCACTATACTTCGATGGGATGGACCGTTTTTCATAGTCCTGCACATAATAAGAATCCTTATCACTTACCAACAAAGGAAAGCCATCTACCACAAAGCCCGTTTTTGTGACCTGCACAGGCACCTTTAATGTGTAGACTATATCAGCACTTTCCGCTGTCTCCTTCACTGTTTCCTTCGTCTTATCCTTACTCTTATCCTTGGAATCCTTCTTTTCCTCTTTCTTTTCTTCTGTATCCTCTACTGTCTCATAAACAGTCCCGGCTACTTCTACATGAACATACACTTGTGTGCGATTGTCCTTTATCTGCTCCATCCGGTACGCATCCGCATAGGTTGCTTTGGCCTCTGTCTGGAAATCATAGATATCCGCCGCCTCAGAAAGATCCTCTGTCATATATTTACTCAACCGTTTTTTAAATTCCTCTCCCCCATCCTTATCGTAGGTCATGTACTCTTTCGCAAAGTCTGACGCAAAGCTTAGGATCCTTGTTCTCTGCTCCATCTCCGCATCCATTGCTTTCTGAAGCTTTTCAACTTTTTGTGCTGTCTGTGTGTTTTTGTCCGGAATCAGAATTGCTGCCGCCCCACGGACGATCAGGAATATAAGGATACTCCACAAAATGATACGTGCTGCCTTCCAGCCAGCTACATTCTTTAATTTATACTCTGACAGATCCTCTTCTCTACGCTCATCTGCTTCGGACTGCCTAACCTTACCTCTATTTTTTTTAAACATAGGTCTCCTTTCTAAAGATCAAAACGGCATCTCGTCATCAAAGGAGGGTTCATCACCATCCCCTGTGTAAACGAGCCCATTCAAAATAATACCGCCACCATCTTCCTGTTCTGCTTCCTTCTTTCTTCTTCCTGCCAGGGGCTCCCTCTTTTTCGCTGGTTCCTCCCGTGTGGATCGGGACGGGCCCGCCTCATCCAGTAACATATTTCCCTGTTCCACCGCCACATCATCCCGCAGGTTGATATCATCATCAAAGTAGTAGGCCTGGAAATCCACTGTCTCATTTCCCAGTTTAAACAGGAACCTGCCTTTGATATCCGGCAGATAAACAGCGGAAGAGTTACCGAGGACGATCTCAGATGCCGACTTATCCGCAAAACGCCCGCAGATACGGATGGGGATATTGTTCTTGATCTGCCCCGTCAAAACATTCGCGTCTGGCCTCTGCACACCCAACAGCAGATTGATACCGGTAGCCCTGGACAGCCTCGCAAGTGTCGACAGCAGCCCTTCCAGCTCCTCCAGGATGGCCCGTTTCTCCTTATCTGCCCCTTTTTTATCGAGCATCTCTGCGATCTCATCACAGGCCAGGCCTATCCTTGCCAGGTGTTTCCCAGTCTTTTTGTTGTATTCCGGCAGGTTCTTGCAGTCTAAATCCCGAAACAGATCAAGGCGCATCTTATTTTCCTTCACAAGCATCTGAAGTACATCCCTGGCCCTCTCGTAATCGGTCACAACCTCGCCAAATTGCTCATACCGTTTGCCAAACTCTACGCCACCTTTGAAGTCGATCATGTAAAGCCGCGCGCCCTGGCAGATCATCTGCCACAGACAGCTCCTCAGGATGACAGATTTACCGGAACCGGTCTCACCGGCAGCGAGCATGTGAGGTGTCTTGTTTAGATCAAAGGAGATCGTCTCAATGGCTCCTTCCCCCAATACGACCACGCCTTCCTTCTTACTCAACTTGGAATCATCCCAGTTGATCATGGTCGGGATCCGGCATTCTGACGGAACCGTGACCAGCCTTGTGATACGCTTGGACTTCCCTTCCTCAAAATGCAGGATATTACAGTCAAGGGCCGTTTCTAACTTCTCTTTATTTGCGACCCAATCTGACATGGGGATCGTCGAACTGAAGATATAATGTTCCTTACGCTTCTTTTCTTTTCGGGCAAACCTCCTGCTCTTTTTTTCCTTTCTCTTTTTTACCAGGAAAGGGTATTGCCCGTCTTTGCTCTTAAAACCAACCGCTGCAAAAGCGGCTTCATATGGGTTCTTAGCTTCATGGCCCCCGACCGCCCCCAAATAAAAGACCGGCAAAAGGAGCACCAGACCCCATATACCAAAGCACAACCATGTAGGTATACCCGGGAACCATCCAGTAAGGGAGGTAAATACGGATTCCTTATAGCGGAATCCTAATAAGGCAAGGATGACAGATATCAGCAGGCCGCCAAAACGTTTCCCTGTACGCATCCGGATCAAACCCATCCCTACTCTGCGCAGATACGTAAACAGCATTTGGATCACTTCTTCGATCCTTTTGTTTATCTCATTCTCATACGGATTATTCAATCCTCCCATCCCCTTCCTGGAAACAGACTGCCAGTACATGCATGACATCCTTCACCTTTCTATTACCGATACCCTTTATCTGCCGAAGCATCCGCTCCGCTTCATCTGGGATGAACCCTATATTCGGGGCTCTTGCTATCCCCTCTACGAAACCCTCGTTATACACATCATTGAAATATGCAACCATCTGCTGATGGTCCATCTTCCTGATCTTTTCATACTGTTTCCGGTTTATCCTGTTCTTCATCTTATCTCCTTGTTTCAGTCCATGAAGAAAAGCTCTTCCTGTCCGATATCGTAATTCATCCATAGCGTCTCTACCCGGGAAACACCTGCCTCAGCCTGGTTTTTCTTATGCACCTTCCGCCATCCGGTGAGCATCCTGTTATATAGATCATTTTCATAACCAGATAACAGCACTTTCCCCGGATGTCCTGCCAGCAGATTCAATAATTCCACATGCTCATCATCTTCCATCTCATGTTTATACAGATAATTCTTGCGTGTACCATGTAAATATGGTGGATCAGCATAGATAAACACGTCCGGAGTATCATAACGTTGGATCAATTCTATTGCTGGCAGATTCTCGATCTGCGCATCCTTTAGCCTCACGCTGGCTGCCATTACTGTTTCTGGAAATCGCTGCCACATCTTTGTGTTTAAAGGACCTGTATGCTGCTGACTGCTCCTGAATCCATTTCGATACAGGTTGCCACAGCCAAATCCCATCCAACACCGGACAGCAAATCTCCTTGCCCTCTCCACAGGGGATAGCCCAAGATTGTTTTCATAGGCCTTATAATATTCCTCTCTGCTATACGGTGTCAGTTCAAGTTTGCCTGCCAGTTCATCTGCTTCTTCACGTATCACTTGGAAGAAATTCACCACATCCCCGTCTAAATCATTTATGGTCTCTATCCTGGCCGGAACCTTATGAAAGAAAACCGCCCCGCTGCCAAAGTATGGCTCCAGGTATACATCATGCGCTGGTATGTATTCACAGATCCATGGGGCAATGCGGTTCTTCGCCCCTGGATATTTCAGAACACAATTCATTTCTTCACCCCTTTTGGAATATCAAACAAATTTTCGTCCATACAGATATAAGTCCGTCGTCTTCCCACTCTCGTGCCTCAATTCCTTCTGCACGATCTGATGGGCTTTCCCCTTACTCATGGCCTCCTCCTCAATAAGTTCTCGGAGGCGGTGTTTTGAATATATCCTTCTGAGGTCATGGCATTCCATCCCCAGGTTCGTGGCCTGTTTTTCCATGGTGCTGGCTGAATAAAACACCTTCTGTCCGGGTTCTATGATATCCAGCAATTCTCTCAGATGTTTTCTCACATAATCGTCCTTCATGCACTCTACATTTCCCGTCTTACCGCCTTTGCCATTCCGTATATGTAGGTCTATCACCCCGTCATCCCGGATTCGTATGTCCCCCGGTTCAAGATCTGCCACCTCTGACACCCTTAACCCAGATATCAGCATAAGGCGATATCCCAGTTTTAGCCTTTTGTCACTAATCTGGTTGATCGTCCTGAAATTTCTATCCACATGGATCTCCTTCCCTCTGGATTTACACCGATTGAATTTCGGTGCTTCCTTCCATACCTCATTATCTGGCAAGGCAAAAGAGTGATCATATTCATGAAGTGCCGTCAATCCCTGCTTTGCCGCTGAGAACCTGCTCTGCTGGCGTATGAGGCGGATCTTGTGTTCCACTATTTTATGATCTATCTCATTCAGGGAATCAAATTGCATATCCTCAAAAAGGTTCTTGACCTCCTGATAGTATTTCTTGGCTGTATTAGCACTATATCTCTCTGTCAGGTATTCTTGAAAACCATACAGGATGTCATATTTCATATTTATCCCCCTATTCCTCTTTCTCTATATCGAATGGATTCCCAGGCTCAGGCGCATCAGGCGCACGATGATCAAGCGTATACCCTCACCTCCATTCATCCTCAGAGCCGCAGCGTACCTCACCTTGGGCTTGTCACGATCTTGGGCTCTGTTGAATGCCTCTCTGTCCTACAGATCATCGGTGTAGACTCACACTCACTCCTGCCAAATGCTGCCTCAGGTCCGCCATTGTCTCCCATCCTTTCTTCCAATCCGTTTTATGCTCTCTACATCAATTCCCATATTGAGATCTGCTGTTGTTTTTCTTTTTTCTTCATGTGTTCTAATTCCGGCTGCCGGTGCATCATGATCTGCATATCGGTAAATTCACTGTTATACAGCTGCCTTATATTCTGGATCGCAAAGTTGCGATGATTGCTCAAAGTAGTATGCGACATGTGAAGTTCCGCCCTCACCGCTTTCCATTGTTTGTGTTCCACATATAAGCCCTTCAATACTGTACGCTGCCCATAGGGAAGGCTCTGGTAACAGATCCAGACCCGCTTCAGGGCTTCTTCCTCCTGTATGAGCTGGTACGCATATCTTTTAAGGAACTCTACATACCGCTCCTCATTCTCTTCATACCGCTCCAGAAGATCTCCTAAATCTTTTTTTCTGCCGCTTCCTGATGTACCCGCAGTATCATAACTCTTCGCTTTCATCTGTAGGCTCTCCAGAATATCATTCGTGGTTGCCATATTGCTGTGCAGAAACCGGATCCGCTCACGTACATCCTCCAGCAGTGTTTCATATCCGGACAGGCAGCGTACAATATAATTTTCATCTATTTTCATTCGTTCCATCTTCATCACCTCCTGAAGCGGCGGCAGCATCATCACTTATTTCGTTGAACCTTCCAAGTGATCTGCTCCCCGTCCGAAGCCGCTATGATCGTACCCTGCTCGTCTGTCCGAAATATCTGTATCCCATTGTCTCTCAGCCTTTGTAACGTCTCATCACTTGGATGTCCGTAGGAATTTTCACTTCCCACTGAAATGATGCCGTACGAAGCCCCTACCGCTTCCAGAAATGCTTCCGATGAAGAGCCTGCGCTTCCATGGTGCCCCACTTTATACACATCGGCCGATATATCCCACCCTGCGGTCAGAATGTCTTTTTCGGATTCCTCCTCTGCATCCCCGGTGAAAAGGAAACGATTCCTGCCGTTCTGCAAGAGCAGCACGATTGAATTATTATTGCCATCCCCATATTTTTTGTTCGGGGCCACAACTGTGAATACCGCACTTCCCAATTTGTAGTTCCGGCCTGCCTCTGGAACGATCATCTTCTGCACCCGGTTCTTAACCGTCTGTATCACATCATCATAAGTCCGGGTATCCTTTTCATACTCCGGCATCATGACAAGATCGGTATCAAATTTATACAGGATAACATCAAGCCCCCCTATATGGTCTGCATCCGGATGTGTGCCTATGGCATAATCAAGACGCTCAACGCCCTGCTTCTGCAAGTAATCCTGTACATATGTGCCCTTATCATTTCCACCGGCATCTATGAGCATATGGTGTCCGTCACAGGTTATCAGTGTAGCGTCCCCCTGGCCCACATCAATATAGTGGACCTGGAGGCTGCCTGGCTCCATTTTGACAGGCTCGACCGATATTTCCGGCTTTGTAAAAAGTCCATACACACAGAAAACAGCCAGGAACAGCAGCGCTGAAAAACGTATCCTTCTTCGCTTACTCATCGTAAAAACCTTTCCAGAGCCTCCATCACAATCTCATAATCATTCTTACCCTCCATGACTGCCCTTATCTTTACTTCTTTCGCCAGTTCAGGGGTCAGGTAATATCCCCGCTGGATCAGCTTAGGATCATTCTTTCCTGCTCTCCCTGTTTTCACCTTCTTTCCAGTATCTACCGGGATGTTGATCATCTGCCCGACAACACTGCTCCGTTTCTCTTCCCTTTCTGCCATTCCCATCACGCCACCTCCTGAATGATATAATCAACGATCTCCCTGTATTGAGAAGCCACCTCCGCATCAGGCCTATAGGTAATGACTGCCTCTCCGTCATAGATCCCCTTTGTAGCAGCCGCCGTCTTTTTCACGATCCCGACTACATGCTCTTTTTCCTCCATGGCCTTCAGCACTTCTTTATGATCCGTGACACGCTTCTCATATAACGTAGCTATAATACCCATGATCTTTAGCTCTGGATTCGTCAACTCCTGTATGTCCCGTATGGTTTCTTTTAACATGTCTAAGCCTCTGTACGAAAGATAATCCGTTTTGCATGGTATGATGACCTGATCTGCCGCGGCAAGGGCATTGATGGTCAAAATACTGAGCTGCGGCGGACAGTCAATGATCACAAAATCATAAGAATCCTTTACATCCCGCAAAGCCCTTGAAAGAATATTTTCCCTTGCCATCCTGGAGGTCAGCTGCATCTCCAATGCTGCCAGCTGGATACTTCCCGGGATCAGATCCGGTCTTTTCTCATCTCCACGGTGTATGCAGAAGCCTGCGGGTTCCCCCATCATTAAGCTGCATACATTCCGCTTATATCCTTCTGGCTCATAGCCCATGGCGATCGTAAGGCTTGCCTGTGGATCTATATCCACAAGCAACACCTTTTTGCCTCTCAAACATAACCCTACCCCTATGTTTTGCGCAGATGTCGTTTTCAGGACACCGCCCTTTTGATTCGCCGATGCCAAAATCATGCTTCATCCTCCTTATCAACTTATTTTAATAACAAAATACTAATTTATGACCGGCAGTAATCTGGATACCGGATCTTAATAGCTTCCCAAAAGTACCTTGCATATCCGCAGCAAAATAAATCGTCTGCTGTATAACGCCTGCATTCCCTTAACTGGTCATCACCCTCAAAGTCGTAAATGCTCGGTGTCCCGCCATTATAAAGATTGAAGCCCAGCCGGATCACCTTTGCACTGCCGCTTGTGATCCATCCCTCTTGTAAACACTTCGGCTTCAGAGCCCCTGATTTAAAATCATATATCCGATTGATATTTTTTCTGGTATCACCGGATATCCCCAGACAGTACATAAGTGCCTGATGGTACGCATCCTGATATCTGCACCTTTGCAGGTTGTAATAAAAGAATTTCTCATGTTCCTGGTCCTTGAAAATGATCGCCATCTCATCCCTCCTTTTTACTCTCAAAATCCCCTGGCATTTCACACCGCTCAATTTATTTCTTCGTTCTTCGTCATAACTTCCTCTCCCTACCTCTATATCAGCTTCATTCACTACGTCATGTTTCATCCTACCTCCACATAATCGCCATTCACTACGTCATGTTTCATCCCTTTCAAAAAACTCCACCCCATTTGTTCTCACCTCTAAATCCGACTTGTTATACTACGTATAACAAGTCTCCATTATCTATCTGAACACAAAATAGTAAGAAACCTGTCAACCATGCGGGTTTTCGGGTGAGAACATCCCAAATATTGATTTTGACCTTGTTCTCACCAAAATTCACCCCTGTTTTCGGGCTAAATTCTTTATCCGTTGGGCGACAGATAACGGTATATGTATCACATATTCCAGCCGGTTGGTACTTGTCCACCGGCGACGCTTTGTCAGCCGCCCATCCATCGTAATGATCCATCTCAGATCCCTCCAGGCCTGTAACTTTTCATCCGCCGTCTCATAAAGGTTTTGATCCAGCAGCTTCACCAGGTAATCCTTCTTCACATACAGCCCGTCCTTATCCTGCTCTATGTTTTTGCTTTCCTCATGATATCTGAGAAGATAGTTATAAACATCCACATATTCCTTTGCCATTATTTCTAACCTGCTCATGTTTCCTCCCACTCCCGGAGAAAATATTGATACGCCGTCTTACGGATCAGCAGCACCTTCACACGCTGTCTATCCTGTGTATCCATCCAATAATGTTTACCGGAACCCTGGATCTTCATGACGCTCGTCTGTACCATAAAACGAAGGATCTCACTGGTGGAAAATCCGAAAATCTTCCCCTGCCCTGATTCTGCTAATTCCTCCAAGACTGCATCAAAATCATCCTTTCGGAACTTGGAAAATTCCCCGGAATTTTTTGATTTATTTTTATATGGCACCAATGCTTTCCTTGTCTCTAGAGCCTTAAAGATCTCATGCATCCCTTGTCCAATCCCCTTATGCTGCAATGGGCTGATAGGTGATAGCTCCTTACATTCAACCATCCTATTCCTCAAAGCATCACCCTCCGCTCTCAGCTTCTCAATCTCCTGATCTTTTTCCTGGATAATTTCTATGAGCTGATTCTTCTGAAGGCGCAGTTTACGCAAAGTTTCTTCCAAATCCTCTGTGGATTTTTCCTGTTTTTTTTCCTCTTCAGATACTTTCAGCTTTAATAAACCTAACGCCAATGTAATCACCTCCCAGATCCATCTGATGTTATATGACACCGGGCCATCTCATCCTCCAGTGCCTTGTCTGCATCCAAAATAATTTGAACAGCCTCTTCCAGGCTATGTATACCTTTCTTCAGTCGCTTGCGCTTTTGTGCTTCCGCTATTCCTTTTAAAGCACCATGCATGGTGCCATAATACCCTAGGGGCTTCCAGGATACCTCACTACTGTTTGTGAAACCATTCCTGACCTTTACGGTATGATTCATTTCGCTGACATCAATCAGATAGTCTTCCAATACTTGCACCATCCATTTTCCTCCTACCACTTGTGTAGATTAGCCATTCTGCTATCTTTGCAGAGTACGACATAAAACAAATAATTTGTTATCAAAATAAAAAAGTATTTTAATAACAAATTATTTTTTTATCCAACCACCAGTCATTTTGCCTGCCCTTCCCACTCTTCAGGTTGTCTTTTGGCGGCCAAATGCTGGTAGGCCTTTTGTGCCACGTTATCTAATATCTTTTTAATTTCCGTATCATCCTTGCAGCAATAATCATCATGGATCCTTCCAATCGTTTCGCCGTCTTTAATCACTTCCATATTCTCACCAATAAACTCAAATCATGCAGAGCAATTCTGTTTTTCACAATCCAATCGAAGAGTTGATTCATCAGGCATTCTTTCATTCTTCCCTGCCTCATATCCAGCAGCAAATGAAATCAATTGTTTCATTTCTGAAACGTCTAATCTTTCTACTATTTGTTTTAAAACAGTACGATTATCTAACTTAGTATACATAATATCGCTCCTTTCTTTGACTTACTCAAAGTATATCTCTAACTAAGTCAAATGTCAAGTATATTTTTCATTTGACTTAGTTATTGTTTTATGATATGCTTTCTTAAATAAATAGAATCGAGGTGATAAGATCTGATGACACTAGGAGAACGGATTAAAGTAATTTTATCGGAACGTAATCTTAAACAGGTTGATTTTGCTACTACTCTGGGTGTTAGTGCAAATTATGTAAACCTGCTAGTAAACGGAAAAAAGGATAAGATATCTGAGACACTGGCAAAACTCATAGAAGAAACTTACGGCTATTCTGCAAGATGGATAATGTCAGGTGAAGGTGACAAAATTTCTACTCCCTCCTTAACAACTATTAAAATCGAATTTATTAAAAAAATACAAAAAATGTCCGATGAGGAAATCGCTGCACTTCTGGCATTTTCTAAATCTTTTGATAACATAAAAGATGAGTTCGGGTTAAAGGATTAAAGGAATAAAGCAAACATTTGCAATAGAGTATTTTATTTGATAATTTGCTATCGAGATATTTTGATAACAAATAATAATGAATGCACCCCGAACTTATGTATAGTTCGGGGCATCGTCTTTAACTAGTCTCCAACCATGCGGTTTTTCGGGTGAGAACATCCAAAATATTGATCTTGTTCTTGTTCTCACCAAAATTCACCCCTATTTTCGGGCTAAATTCTTCAGCCGCCTGCCAACGGATAGCGGTATGTGTATCACGTATTCCAGCCGTTTGGTGCTTGTCCATCGGCGACGCTTTGTCAGCCGCCCATCCATTGTGATGATCCATCTCAGATCCCTCCAGGCCTGTAACTTTTCATCCGCCGTCTCATAAAGGTTCTGATCTAGCAGCTTCACCAGGTAATCCTTCTTCACATACAGCCCATCCTTATCTAGCTCTATGTTTCTGCTTTTCTCATGATACCGAAGGAGATAGTTGTAAACATCCACATATTCCTTTGCCATTATCTCTAACCTGCTCATGCTCCCTCCCACTCTCGGAGGAAATACTCATACGCCGTCTTGCAGATCAGCAGCACCTTCACACGCTGTCCATCCTGTGTATCCATCCAATAATGTTTACCGGAACCCTGGATCTTCATGACGCTCGTCTGTACCATAAAACGAAGGATCTCACTGGTAGAAAATCCGGAAATCTTCCCCTGCCCCGTTACTGCTAATTCCTTTAAGACTGCATCAAAATCATCCTTTCTGAATTTGAAAAATTCCTGTGAATTTTTTGACTTGTTTTTGTACGGTACCAATGCCTCCCGGGTCTCCATTTCCAGAAATATCCCATGCATCACTTGTCCTATTCCATTATGCTGCACTGGACCGACAGGAGATTGCTCCTGACATCCAGCCATCCTATTCCTCAAAGCCTCATCCTTCGCTCTCAGTTTCTTGATCTCCTGGTCTTTTTCCTGGATTATTTCTATGAGCTGATTCTTCTGAAGCCGCAATTTACGTAGGGTTTCTTCCAGATCCTCTGTGGATTTTTTCTGGTTTTTTTCCTCTTCAGATACTTTCAGTTTTAGCAAGCCCAATGTGATCACCTCCCAGCTCCATCTGATAACAAATGATTTTGTTATTAAATGATTATTCTATTCTGATTTTATATGACACCGGCCCATCTCATCCTCCAGCGCCTCGTCTGTATCCACGATTATCTGAATGGCCTCTTCCAGGCTATGTATACCTTTCTTCAGTCGCTTGCGCTTTTGTGCTTCTGCTATTCCTTTTAAGGCACCATGCATGGTGCCATAATACCCTAGGGGCTTCCAGGATACCTCACCACTGTTTGTGAAACCATTCCTGACCTTTACGGTATAATTCATTTCGCTGACATCAATCAGATAGTCTTCCAATACTTGTACCATCCCTTTTCCTCCTACCACTTGTGTAGATTAGCCATTCTGCTATCTTTGCAGAGTACGACATAAAACAAATAATTTGTTATCAAAATAAAATAGTATATAAACTCACAAAAGAGATTATACAAAAAGTTATGCTTGCCTATGTATTAAGCGGACTTACACGCAACATTTCCACACTCATTTTCAACATTAGTTGGTAACGTGCTTTACTTCATGTCCTACCAAATAATCCAGCGAACACCCAAACATATTGGCAATATGCTCGATTTCGGAAAGAGCGAACTCTCTTTTGCCGTTTAATTTAAAACTGACACTGTTTGACGAAAGGCCAAGTTTTACGGCGAGTTCTTTGATTGTAAGATCATGCCGTCCCATTTCAGCCCTGATATTTGGATATATCATTTAGTTACCTCCTTTCTTTGCTCACTCTTGTGAGTATCTATATTTTGATTATACTCACTTTTGTTAATTTATCAATAGGGTTGTTGACTAAATTACTCACAAATGTTATCATCATCGTGGAGGTGAAAAAATGGACTTTAGCAATAATCTCAAATTGTTATTACAGGATAGAAAGTTGAAACAGGCAGATCTATGTCGTATGACTGGTATACAAACCTCATTAATGTCCGATTATCTAGGCGAAAAAAAAAGCCCAACAATCGGGAATGCTATTCTGATAGCTGATGCACTTGAAATTTCCTTGGATACCCTTGTTGGTAAGGATAAAAAATTTTTACCAGAAGCGGAACAAAACGTTCGATCACTTTTGAAAAATGACAAAAAACAGAACGAGTTTTTTGAGATTTTTGAAGAATTATCTCCTGCTTTTCAAGAATACTTAATCAAAACAGCCAAAGATCTTCTGGAAACACAAGCAAAATTACAAAGCTCAAATTCTGACGAGGAAAGTTCATAATATTTTACCGGATAATTTGTTATCAAGATATTTTGATAACAAATTATTTTGGGTTATAACAAATATAATTATATTTGTTGTTCGCATTGACAAATATTATTATATTTGTTATCATATATTTGTCAGGAGGGTACACTTCATGAAAAGTTATTCATCACGAGAAGTCATAAAAATGCTAGAAGCGGATGGATGGTATGAGGTAAATGTGGTAGGAAGCCACCACCAATACAAGCATCCGACCAAAAAGGGAAGAACCACAGTTAAACATCCTGATAAAGACATCCCACGTAAAACCCTCGATAGCATTGAAAGACAGTCAGGGCTAAAATTCAGATAGCCCTGGCCCCTCTTGACAACATAGTAAAGGAGGCTCTATCCATGAAAAAAGTAGAACGCTATTTTTATCCAGCTATATTCGCATATGAACCAGGTCAGGAAATCGCCGTTTTTTTTCCTGACCTGGATGTAGCTACCAGCGGCGTTAATGAAGATGATGCACTTTTGTCTGCCAGAGAGTTACTTGGATGCGTACTTTTTGGTTTGGAAGAGGATAATGAAGAAATCCCAGCTCCTACACCACTCACCAAAGTAAATACCCAATCAAATGAACGCGCCGTGTTAATTGATGTCTATATGCCCTCCGTGCGCTTATCCCAGATAAACCGTTCAGTAAATCGTACTGTGACCTTACCGGCATGGCTGAATGCCGCAGCTCTCGAACAGAACGTTAATTTTTCGCAGGTGCTACAAGAAGCATTGAAAAATCACTTGAACATTCAATAATGAATGCGCCCTGGACTATTATAGGTTCGGGGCATCGTATTTAACTAGTCTCCTATCATTTAATTATCATATACATGATTTGCCCTTTGCATTTGTGTCAATCGGTGTCTTTGCAGCGTAAAATTGCATAAGAAGTAATTATTCATCATCTTGCTTTACTTTCCTTCAACACATGGGCATCTCCATTTCGGGCAGCCAAATGCTGATAGACCTTTTGAGCCACATTGTCCAATATCTTTTTAACCTCCTCATCATCCTTGCAACAATAATCCTCATGGATCCTTCCAATTGTTTCGCCGTCTTTTATGATTTCCATACACTCACCGTCTTTTAATCCTTTGTACAAATTATGTACTACTGGTTGTACCTGTTTCACTAATCTTACTTATTTATGCCGGAAGATTTTCTGGCATACTCTCCATAAATAAATAATCCGCATTATATTCTGGCAAAAGCCCTGTACAGGTCAATTTAAACTCAGTATAGGAAAAATCCGTTATGCCTTTGAGCTTATTTTGCACAGTTTTTTCACTTATACCTAAAAATTCTGCGTATTGCTTCAACGATATTCCCTTTGCATATAATGCTGTGCGTAGATTTTTATACATATATTCACCTCCGTTCCACCCCTAAGGGTAACTATCTATTTAAAATATATACCCTTAAGCGTAACTAGTCAAGATTTTTATTACGTTTAAGGGTAATTTTTTTCTTGCCATCTGCCTTTCCTCGTGTTACAATGATTTTAACAAAATACGTGATATTTCTCCTACATCTGTAGGCTGAGAAATGAATTACGAAAAACAAGATTAACGACAGTGGTGGGCGGATAAGAATCGGTATCCCTCTGCTGACATAATGTCAATTCACGTATCTAAATAAGATATGTCGTACTCTGTGAAATTACCGAGCGTAGATCGAAACAAATCATATCAGTTAATTTGATTAACCCATAATATGGGGAAAAGACGGAGGTGATACATTTGAGTTTTCTGGAAAAGTTAGACTACTTGATGAGAAAGGAAAATTTAAACAAAAGTACATTATCTAAGTCCTGTAATATTCCTTACACAACTATAGATGGTTGGTATAAAAAAGGATATGAAGGGTTGAAACTTACGACACTACGAAAACTATCAAACTACTTCGGGACATCACTTGACTTTTGGGCAAATGATAGTATATTATCACCCGAAGAAAAAACTTATAATAAAGTCATTGATAACCGTGAGGTTGATGATGATATTAAAAATCTACTGGCACAATATAGTCAATTGAATGACATAGATAAAAAGTTAGTACATGAAATGATTAAATCCTTGGCCCAAAAAAACAATTGTCCGCAGACTATGACACCAGACTTATATTCCGATATACCTAAAACTCCGGAAGAGCTAGAAGCTAAATACCCACCTATAACCCAAAAAACAAATGCAAAAGAGGATGCCTGTTAATAAGCACCCAACAACTCACTTTTTCTCTTTTGTTAAACCATGCTCCTCTCAGGTAAAGACTAATACAACAAGTTCTGTGACACCAAAAAAATTCAGGTTGTAATATATGATATCGGTATCTCTATAATATATAGCATATACCTCTTTTTTTATGTAATTAATATATTTCCTATTTATATCCACTCACACCTTTCATCGAAATGAGATGTCGGGTGCCAGAACTAAATAATAGCAAAAATCAGATATTGGTGTAAGCTATACAAAAGGAACAGAACATATCGTAACAATATAAAATCATATAAGACAAAAGCCGCCCTGATGCTGGTAACATCAGAGCGGCCTACAGACCGGAGCCTGTATAGTATGTCTCGCAAGCATATTATATCATTGCTGCCCCGGTTTGACAACTGGGGTATTTTCATACCCTTTTTTCATATACTCAAAAAGGATGTGATGTTATGACAATGAAAAAATCAAAAGAAGAATACTTTATGTATCTCCGAAAAAGTCGAAAAGATAGGGATGCAGAGATGAGAGGAGAGGGTGAAACGCTCGCTCGCCATGAAAAACTTCTTACGGAACTAGGTAATAAAATGGGTCTGAACATTACAAGAGTTTATAAAGAGGTCGTATCTGGCGAAACAATTGATTCCCGGCCAGAAATCCAACGCTTGCTGCATGACATTGAAGACGGGCACTGCGCCGGCGTTCTCGTTGTTGAGGTAGAACGTCTGGCCAGGGGCGATACAAAAGATCAAGGTGTGATTGCTGAAGCTTTCAAATACAGCGACACAAAGATAATCACGCCGATCAAGACGTATGACCCAAATGATGAATATGATGAGGAGTATTTTGAATTTGGATTATTTATGTCACGTCGAGAATTTAAAACCATCAACCGCCGTATCCAGCGTGGCAGGATTGCTTCTGTCCAGGAGGGTAAATTCATATCCAGTGTAGCTCCATATGGGTATAGAAAAGTCAAAGTCCACAATGGTAAGGGCTATACCTTAGAAATAGACCAGGAACGTGCCGAAGTGGTTAAAATGATGTATGACTGGTATACCAAAGGTGTTCCTGACGAAAATGGTACTTACCGCCCATTAGGGGCCACAGCCATCTGCCGCAGATTAGACGCTATGCACATTAAGCCTATGTTAAACAGCACATGGTCAAAGGCTTCTGTGTCCGATATCCTCAAAAATCCAGTATACATCGGTAAAATCCGCTGGTCTTATCGAAAAGAAATCCGGAAAATGTCAAATGGCGTATTGGTAAAAACAAGACCTGATAACCACAATGATTATATTTTGGTTGATGGCCTACACCCTCCGATTATATCGGAAGAGATATTCTCGGCAGCTCAACATATGTCCATACGGAACCGAAAAACACCGCTAAAAGTGAACTCTCGATTACAGAATCCTTTGTCTGGGTTGGTCTATTGTAAAAAATGTGGTAGCCGCATGACCAGGCTCGGACCGACAACCCATACCCCTTATGCAACCTTAAAATGTAGTAATCGGTATTGTGATAATATTTCCAGCCCCCTTTACCTCATTGAAAAGAAACTGCTTACACTACTTAACGACTGGCTAACTAATTACAATCTGAACTGGGAAGGCTGCTCATCATCCCTTCCCTCTGATTCCGAACTAAAGGTAAAAAAGCAGTCAATCAATGATATCAACGAATCCTTAGCCACATTGGAAGAACAGCTTGATAATGCTTACGCCTTTCTCGAAAAAGGGATTTATACGCCAGAAATTTTTATACAGCGAAAAGAAAAACTGACAGAGGAAATGGCTGCTCTACATACTGACTTGCAGAGTATGATAGAAAGATATGAAAACATCCTCACCATACAAAGATCCCAGGAAGAATTTCTTCCAAAGGTCAGAGGAGTTATAGATGCATACTGGACTGTCAGTGATATGCAAACACGAAATGATATGTTAAAAGAATTGCTGGAGAAAATAGAGTATAAAAAAGGTATTGCAAATACACGTGGTAAGAGAGAAAATGCAAATTTTACCCTTGACATTTACCCTAGGCTCCCACGTAAATCACCTATATCTTGAATGTGCAGAAAGTAATCCCATTCATAGTATATGGTATTGGAAAATCAACCTTTTTTCCACTCACCTATATCATGAATGGGGATACACCTACGGGCCGCCCATGGCCGTTGCCCCCATTCCATCTGTGAGACGTGTTCTTGAATATGCAGTTACGGAAATCCCCCCGGAGAAGATATCCATGGGCATACCAAACTACGGATACGACTGGCCTCTTCCCTTTGTCCGGGGCGAAACAGCCGCCAGAAGTATAGGTAACCAGGAGGCTGTGGCCATCGCCGCTGCCAACAATGCCGTCATACAGTACGATGAGACATCGCAGGCACCTTTTTTTGAATATACAAGCCAGGGCACGCAGCATATTGTATGGTTCGAGGATGTGCGCAGTATCCTGGCAAAGTTCCGCCTTGTAAAAGAATTCGGCTTTCCCAGAGTGGACTACTGGCAGCTTATGCGGCCGTTCCGCCAAAACTGGCTGCTCCTCTGTACTGAATTCTCGCTGTCAGAACCGTTTTAAACGAATGCAGAGATACTGGCGGGCTGCCTGGGCAGTTCTGAAGTGTGGAGTTTTCTCCCTCAGAATATAGCTTGATGCCTCTTCCCATTCTTCCAGAGGGTATTCTTCAGACGATATTTCACACACGGTTTCATAGATTTTTTTTCGGCTGATATAGCCATGCAGATCCGACAGCATTGCCGTGCCGTTATCCCTTGCCAGTCTGTCCAGTAAACTATCTTTCACGCTCCGCACCTCCTTTATCCTGATTCCGCAAAACCACATAATGATGGTTATGTGGTCAAATGTACGGATGTTTTATACTTGAATACATAGCAATTTTATCACGCTTCCGTTTAAAATACAACATTTTATGCCTGGAAAGATGACAAAAGGCACGGAAAGTAAACCGGCGTCATTCACATCATTGCACCGGTTTATTTCCTGTACCCTTTTTTAGAAAATTTTTCAATATGAAGCTTACAGAAGACTGCTTTTTAGATTCGTTACCACATAACCATCATTATGTGGTATTTTTATATTCTCAGCACAACAAGACCCATCTTATCCACCTGTCTTGCATGTTCCACACCGCTCTCCATGGTATAAATACGGGTAGTTGTCACATTGGAATGTCCCAGCAGGTCTGCAAGTTTGGATAGATCCTTTTCCATGCGGTAATAGGTTCTTGCAAACAAATGTCTCAGATTATGGGGGAAAACTTTTTCCGGGTCAACCCCTGCGCTGCTGCACAGCGATTTCATATCCCTCCATATATTAGAACGGTCCAGCGGCTTCCCATTTTTTGTACAGAATATGATCCCCTCTTTGATTCCCTGCTCCCGGCAGTATGCCCGCAAAACCCGGCCCAGGGTTTCCGGAAAGAATATGGTACGTTTTTTCCCTTTACAGTCTACTACAGCGCGTCCCGCCTTTACAGTGTCCAGTGTAACAAACCGGAGCTCGGACACCCGGATCCCCGTTGAGCAGATGGTCTGCAGGATCAGAGCCAGACGGCGGTTCTGTTTTTCTTCGGCAGCCTTTACCAGTCTGACATATTCCTCTTTTGACAATTCTTTTTCCGGCTTTGTAAATATCTCTCTCTGAATTTTCAGCGGCTTCACTCTGTACTGTGGATACCCTGCCCATTCCAAAAAACCATTGACCGCTGCCAGCATGGAATTGACACTGGCAGGAAGATAACTCTGTGCCAGTTTTTCCTTCCAGCACAGCAGACTTTCTTTTGTAACAGTTTCACCCTGAAGAAAAACAAAGTATGATTTCAGGTCATGTATATATTTTGCGATCGTATTCCTGCTTCTCTCCTCTCCCACCAGATAGTTCTCATATCCTTTCACAAGTCGAACCTCTTCCGCCATGAGCTTTCCCACTGCATCTCTGTATTCCAT